AAAAACAGCAGTGCTTGCGTCACCACTGTAGCTAACCTTGGTTGTTGTGCTGCTAACTGTCATGTTTACTCCTGTCTTACCTTTTATACCTTATTTTGCGTGTATATTAAAGTGCTACTCTACTTTGGTTGTCTCTGGTCTCATCTCTACAAGTTTATTCAGCGCATTTTTTATGCCTAATGCGTTGTTGTATGGTATAATTGTATTTAAAGCTCTCTGCTGTCCTTGGGAAAACTGTAAATCAGGGTTTAATATTGACCTAGAAACAGCTTGAGCGCTTCCTACACCCTTACTTATTAATTGTACTGTTGGGTTTCCTGTAATAAATTGTGTGTCCAGCCCTGTGCTTCTATAAGCAAAAATTGGGTCATCCATGAAAAAGGCAGCCCCTGTGTCTATAAGGCCTGGAAATAAGGCGGCCCAAGAACTTCTTTGAAACGAGGCTTTTCCTACAGACTCAATAGATAAACGCTCCTTTAAAAACTCTTCTCTGTCTTCTCTTCCTATTGAGTTTACTTGCGTTTGAGCCATATATGATAAACCAGCAAAAGCTGCTGAATACATCATTGCTGAATAGCCTTTAAAGTCATTTGCCTTTATATTATGCAAGAATTGTTTTGCGTGAGACACTAACATAAATGTTCTAAACTGTGTCAGTATTCCACCCATAGTAGAAGTCATATATAAGTTTAAGTTACCAACATCATTTTGCTGTATGCTTCTTCTAGTCCATCTTGCGATAGCAACTGTAAAAGCATCTCTAGCTGGCCCATCATCCCACTCTGCTAGATTAATAGCCTTTACGGTTTTGTTTCTAAAAAAAGCTGACTTTTGTGTAACTGCATTTTTTCTTATTTGAGCAAAAACTTTTCCTGCCATTTCATCATCTAAACCAAGGCCCCTTAATCTAGCGACAGACAAACCTTTGTTTGTAAAAGCCATATTAGTAAGTGTTTGAACAGCGCATCGTGCCGCAACACGCTCTAAAGCCAATGTTACTGGAGCCATTCCTGATAAATCAGCAGTTATTCTTTTCAAAGGTTGCATAGCAAAAAGAGCCTTGTCTATTAAATCGCCCCTGCCTTCGCTAAAAACACCTATTGTATCAGCCCTATTCATTGCTTGCATGGTTAATCTATCAGAGCCAATACCATCTGCTGCCTCTAAATCTCTTAATACAGAGTCTTCTATTTCACCGTTTCTTGCTCGCTTTAGCATGGACTTTATAGAAGGCACTGATTGTAAAACACCCCTTACACCACCAATAGCTAATGCGTTTCCTAACTCAGCTATTTGAGCAAAGCCGACTTGGTTCATTAATCGTATAAAATTGTAATCTTGCACAAGCCTTGCTGACCTAGCAAAGTTACCCCTTGGGTCTGCTGCTAATGGTGCTCGTCTATTAATTACCATATTAAAAATTGTTTGTGCTACGAGATTGTCTTTCTCAGCCCTAGCTCTTCCTGCGTTGCCTTCTCTGGCAGCGGCTTCGGCTAGGTTTCTGTCTAATAACTGATTAAACCTTCTTTCCGATTTTATGCCGACTGTAGCTAGAGCATTTCTGCCAGACATAGACGCAGCATATGATGTGAATACTTGTTCAGCATCTCTTTCTTGCAAGTCTTTTACTCTAAGTACTTCTTGCTGTCCTTGCCTGTTTGTCGCTACCATTTCTTCATTCATATTGAAACGTAATCTACGCCTTGCTCTAGCAGGAGTTCCATCTGGTCTCTGGGAAAATAACGCCATTAAACTGTCGGCTTCTTCAGCGTTCATAAACTCTTCATCTATAAGTATCTGACGCATCACATCTCTATCTGTTGCGTTAAACAAACGAGAAGCGCCAGTGTCCATTCCTGCTGCACTTCTGTTGAGCTTATTAAACATGGCGTTTGCTATTCTTTCGGCAGCTTCTTCCTGTAAATCTTCTGTGCCACTCATTAATGAGTTAGTAAGAAGCCTAACTACAACTGCGTCTGTGTATTTTGTCCCTGCATCCCTAAATTTAAAGTCATCCCACAAGTGCGTAAAATAGCTAAGATTTTCTGGTATTTCCTCAAAACCCTCAACGCCAGCTTCTTTTGCCGCCCTAAGCAAATCTCTTTGTATTTCAGCTTGTCTATCTGCTGCCCTTCTTATAGCAGAACTTACTGGAAATTCAGGGTTCTCTATAGCATCCGCAACTAACTCACCAAACTGTCTTCTGGGGACGTTAAAGGTACGTTTGAATAACCCAAAACCTTGCTCTTTTGCCCATTCTTTATATGCACCATCATACACTTGATAAAACTTTGCAAAAGATGCTTTCATAGAATTAGTTTTTAATATGTCGGCTGATGCCTCTACTGTTTGTGTCTTGTCTTTTCTGAACCCAAGTGGGTCTTCTGGTAAAATTCTACCAAGATAATTTGCTATTCTATTTGGGCTATTTAATAAATATCCAGCCATATCGAATCTAAGTGGGACTGGCCCTAGCTTTGTATATCCCGCTTGAACAGGTTCCCCAGCTTGGTCTAAAAATTCATCCAAGTCTGAAGTAGCGTCCCTGATTTGCACAGGCAATGAGTCTGGGTTTACAGCAGCGCCTATTGATAGCTCATCATTAGGGTCTCCATCCAACACATTCTTTTTTATTGCATTAACCGTTTCTATTTTCTGAGCATTGTCTACATGGTTTGCCATTCTTCCAAGAGCGCTTACCATTGGGTCAGATGTGTCTGTTCTGCCTAACGCACCAACTCCCCCACCGATGACTAAACCAGCACTCATGGAGTAAAGAATGTCATATGGGTCTTTAAAATCATTTTGGCTAACAAGGTATGCTTCTATAGAAGCATTTGTTGTGGCGGCAGTTAAAGAGCCTCTGAATACTCTACCTAATCTTGATAGCTTATTGCCCCATATAGCAGGGGCAGCAACGCCCTCAGTCCCGATACTAACAGCAATAGCAAATGGGTCTGCGATAGCTGCGCCCATTCTAAGGGCTACACCCTTCCACCCTAGCTCTCCTATTTCTTTATCAAAGGAAAATTGTTTTAGAGCTTCTTCTCTTTGGAATCGGGCTTGTGCTTCGCTAAAACTGTTCTCAATAATTCCATCGTGATAGTCTTCTGGCAGACCCTCTGTTAGTTCTCTGGCTAACTCCTCGGTAAGTCTAAAATCAGGGTCAGGCTTGAACTCTTCTTTTCCAGAAAACACATAAGACATTGCCCAATCTTGGTCTATAACCCTCTTCGCAATATCAAAACTTAGTGTTTTCTTTTCCGCTTCAAACGCCTTTTCTGCCCTCATTCTTTCGGGAGCTGTAACAGGTTTTGCGGCCCTTGGTAATTTTGGTTTGGGCTTCTTGAAAGTCTCAGGAACTTCAGCAGACTCTGGCGCATTCTGCGCTACCTCTAACTGGTTTTGTCTTTCAATTAAATCAAAGTCATCTGGCGCGTCTATCTGTGGCTCATCTAAAACACGCTGTTCTAAGATAGGTAAGTCTGGCTCTGGTTCAGGTTTTTGTTTAGATTCTTGTCTTGTTTCTATAATAGATAAAGGCTCTTCCTCGTCTGGCAAAAGACTTGGTTGTTGCCTTTCTTCTATGATAGGCAATTCTTTTTGTTGCTCTATTTCGGGTTTGGCCTCAACTCTCTCTTCTAATATGGGAAGTTCTGGCTCTTGCTCTATTTTAGATTTTTTTTTTACTTCTGGCTCTGGTATAGTTCCAGATGCGCCCTCCACTAAGCGGCTTGCTTCTAGCGCCTCACGTTGCGTTTCCATAAATCCCATTGGAGGTTGTTGTCCTGGAGGTGTTGTTGTAGCTTCCTCCATCTTCATACCTTGCTCTAGGTATGTGCCTTCCATATTTCTTCTTGTTTTGTAATCATCCCCAAAGTTACGCAAGTTTCTTAGCGCACCATCCCAGTCTCCTGTTGTGGTTTGCCTCCAAAAGTTTGGCGTTTTAGATGCTAAATCACCATACTGAAATGCTACTGATGCCACCACTGTTGCTTTGTGCTTTGGTAACTCTGCAAACTCTTGGCCTGTTTTCTCTCGCCACTTTCTGCTTAAATTTAAAGTTGCTTCCCTTTTAGCAAAGTCATTAATTACTTTTGCCTCATTAGAAGTAACAACTAGCTTTTTAGCCAACTCTTCTGCTGGCTGTCCTTTCAATCCTAAAAAAGGCTTTAGCTTCTTCTGTATAGAATCTGGTAAATCCTTGATGTCGTTTTCGTTTCTTGCACCTAAGTCAAATCCACTAGCAATAGTTACGCCAGAATCAGAGCCTTCGACATTTGGGACATAACCTATAAGGCGGTTGCCCTCTCTTTCCGAAATAAAATTCCAATCTATATTAGACATTATTTAGAGCCTTCCAACACTTGTTTCTGACGAAGCATAAAGCCACCACCTTGCTCAACATCTAGCATATCCTCTGATACTTCTGGCCTTCTAGGTAAGGTAATTGTTATTCTACCATCTTCTGTTTTTAAAATCTCTACTTCTCTTTTTCCGTCTTCTTCAGAGACTTTTAAACTAAGGATGTCCATAAACTGACCTTGTTTTATTTTTTTTAGTCTGCTTACCTCATATGGAGAAAGCCCCTCAAAATCTCCTGTTTTTGTTTTTGCCTCTATCTCAATGTTTTGATTATATATTTCTTCTAACAAAGAAACTTGATTATCAACAGACTCTTGTGTAGCCAACATTCCTCTAAGGGAGTCAGGGGGGTAACTACCAGCAGGAATCATCCCACCCATAATCCCTGGCATGTCTTCTTGCAATGGTTCACCGACATCAAATTGTAATGCGTTCCCATTTTTATCAAAAACAGGTATGCCGCCACTATGAGTAACATACCACTTGTCATTTCTTTTTATATCTACTGGAGCTAAGGAAAGTTCGTTATCTTCAAATTGCTCCATAACATCTGGGTATAACAGCGTTACCTTTCCAACAGCAAGGTCTGCTAACTCTTCCATATTCTCTGGCAATCCTATGGTAATAGGAACTGACGTATTCCTTATTCTTTTATGGGACTTACCATAATCTTTTGCCGCAAGCTCAACAGCTTTTGTTGCGTCAACACCCAAGCTAATATATTCTTTAGCTAGTATTTCTATGTCTGTTTTCATTCCAGATACATTTTCAGGCACAAACTTTTTGCCTTCCAAAAATGGAATGTAAGAGTACCAAGCGTAATCTGTCTGGTCATCTGACAATGACTGCACTTGTTGTTCTATTGTTTTGTATTTAGCATTTATGTCTATATCATCTCTTTTTGTTTTAACAGTTGATATAGCCGCATTTAAACCCATATGCGGCTCTAATGTTAGTATAGACTCATAAAATGTTCTTTCATCTGGAGTTGTGTGGTTAAGCAATGCTGGTGTGTATAGTTGCATTTGCCTGTACAGCTCTATACTCTGCTTTAGAGAGTCATCATCACCTGTCTCAGATGGGTCATACTCAGGGGACATGCCCATTGTGTATCCCATCGTAAGTCTCGCATCAAAGGTTTCAAATTTTAAATCATTCGCTGATAATAGATTAATTTGCATCAAAGGGTCATCAGCATATTTTTGCATAACTTTATTAATAGCGTCAGTTTTTTCCTCTGGCTTTACTAATGAATCAGCTAATGGAGCTTTTTTATCTTCTATGGCTTGCGTATATGCGTCTGTAGTTACGGCAGTTGTTACAGCTTTGTTTAACTCTCCAACAGCCTTTCCTATCGCGAGCTGTATTCTTCTCGCCTTTTCTCCTCTGCTGTCTGTTTTACTTAAAAGAGCTGACCTTCCAGCAAATTCTGTTGTTAGCAGTTCATCGGCTTGCTTCAAAACATTTGCGACATCTTCTGCATTATAGTTTCCAGTTTCCATACTTGCTAATGCGCTATCTACATTTTGTTCTATAAAGGTAAGATTTAAAGCGTCCATTTGTTCTGGTGTTTTGCTATGAGGCGCATCAGGGCTGTAACTTTGCTCAATAGCTGATTTAATATCTTCAGAACTATTATACCCACTTATAATTAAATCTGACTGCAAGTCCTCTTGGTCAGAAACATTATCAGATATTGCTTGGGCTATAGCACCATATCTACTCCTATCTACATTAGAGTAATCTTGGACTGTTCCGTCAGGAAGTGTTATCTGTTGCTTCTCATAAAGCTCTTGAATAGCATCATCTGCTTCATTTATTTCTATAGGCGCAGTTTGCGCAAACTCTAAACCAGCATCAAATGCTAGAGACCTTAGTTCTGTTATTTTATTATCCGCGATTGTATTGTAATCATTTAGTTGGCTTTGCGTTAAATTACGACTCTTTGCTTCTTCTTTAAGTGCGTTTACCTCAGAAACACTATTTTTTTGCGCTACTGTTACGCTAAAATTTTCTTGCTCAAACCCAGCTAGTATTTGCTGTGGAGTTTGTTTTAAATATTGTACTGCCCCAGACTCTACCATAGAATCTAATTTAATACTTAAATCACCTCTAAGCTGCTCATACAAACTTGGGTCTGACCTTAGTTGGCTCTGCACTGTTGTCACAAAACTAGAAAATTCTATAGCGCTATTCTCTAAGCCTTGAGTAAATGCCTGTTGTTCCCCTGATAATGATAAAGCCCTAAATCTATTTCCTACCTTATATTTTAAACCCTGCTTTAACTTGCTGTTGATATTAGCCGAGTCTATGCCAGCCGTAGCATTTTTGTAAACTTCTTCTGCTCTTTTTCTGAACTCTGTTGGGTTATCTAGCCTCTCTCTATTTAGCTCAGACAAACCTCTGTCTATTTCTGTTGAAATTTGCGAGTCTAATGTATCCGCCTCAACGCCTTGCCTACCTAATTCAAACTCAGCAGCAACATTTCCTATGTCAGAAAATACTTTTTGGTAGCCCATAGTAGCCTTACCAGGTGCAGTAAATGCAGCCGCACTTGCTCTTGGCGATAACTGACCAGCAGCAACTCCTACAGTTGGGCCAGCACCTTGATTATATAATGGTATTTTAGGCATTACCCAAACGCTCCTAAACTCTGCCCAGTTGATATTGCACCAGTAAATCCACCTAACAGCGATTGTTGTCCTTGTATTCTAAAAGCAGCAGCTTGCGCTCTACCTTCAGCAATAGCTAAAGTAGCTTCTGATTTCTTTTGCATTTGCTCTATACTAGATGCGTACTGTATTCTAGCCGCATCCTTTTCTCTGTTGAAATAAGTGTCTGCCAGCGCCTGTAACGCACTGCCTGACATCTGAATACCAGACTTAGCTGTAGCAACCCTCTGCGTGGCTATAAGGCGGTCTGACTGTCTTCTTAGACTTGCTTCCTCTGATACCTTAGCTCTCTGTAAAAGTATGGCTTCATTCTCTGCAACCTGTGCATTATACTCAGCTACTTGTTGTGCTGCTCTAGCCGCTTGGTTAGCGCCCTTTGCACCCATTACACCGCCAAGAACCTGACCGCCAATGGCTACCGCTGTTAATGGCTCCATTACTGCACCCTAGCCATGCGATAGTAATCAGAACCGTCTGGTCCGTAACTTCTCATTAGCCCTTCCATCTCAAAGCCCATCCACTTCCCAAACCTAATAGCCTTTGCATCACTTACCGCAATGCTTGCCTGTATTCTTGCCAACTTATTCTTATGCACTATAACATCAAACATAAGGTCTGCATACTTAGCAACTGTTCTAGGCTTTGATTTTGCAAGCTTTCCTAACAATACCCAAGCCTCTCCAACTTTACCCCACAGCATATGTACACCGCCCATTGCCACAATCTTGCCATCTTCCAATAAAGTATAGCCGTGAATAGCATAGGGCGCTTTGAAAGCGTCTTTATGCTCTTGTAACATTTCGTAACCCAAATCTATATTGTCCATGTCTTCTCTAACAAATTCACGCAGCTCAAGCATCGAATGTATTTGACCTTCTCATTATAGCTACAATCGTCATAGGCAGTGGCTGGCTTTGCCTAATAACAACCTGTGCATCATTCTCATAACCAGATGGAAAGAATATTTCTTTGTCTCC